TCTTCCAAATGAAAAGTTGGTGAAAAATGAATTTCATTTTTACCTTTGCGCGCATCTTTGTTGATGAGGTCTGCAATTTGTTGTGCGGTGCTAACATTGTCAAAACGAGCCGCGAAACGATGCGTGTGATTACTTGTTCCATCACCTGCTGTGAGCGTTGCCACACCACCACCACCCGGACAAAGGAATATCTTGTCCGTGTTCGCAGTCAATTGTGTGAAGTCTTCAACCTTGAGTCGGATTTCAGCCGCCGCAACTTCTCGATAGTCTTGTCCTTGCCATACTTCAAGGCGAAGGATTTGTTGCACGTTTCTGAACATAAGTGGTACTGTACCGACGTAATCTGTATAATATCGGCGTCGATATGGCTTGTAAGTGTCAAAGTTAAGGTACTCCGCAGTTTGCAACATAGGTCGCCATGAGTTGTTTGTGAGGTTGTCGATTTTATCCTGTGTGCGCAAAATCAACGTTTCGACTGCTGATTTGGTTACACCTTTGCGCTTACCATTTGTAAACGATTGAAGAGGTTGAACGAACGCGTTATCCGCAACATCGTAATCTCCCTCAAGCGCGCCTGTCCATGTGATGACTACACCTGTACCGTCGCGAGCAACATTTGTGATAGTGCGCTCTTCGCCCATTTCAACATCGCTACCAATTTCGATTTTGTCACCAATCTCAAATCCTGTGTGTCTGTAGTCGCTCGCTGAAATTGTAGCCGTCGTTGCTCCTGTATTGGAATCGTTTGTCAAATACACAGGGTCGGGTAATGGAATCTGTAGAATGTCCGCAACCTTTTGCGCGGACGTGTAATAGAGTCTGTCGGGGAAGAGTGGACGACCTTCGCGCTCACCTGTTTGAAATACGGTTGGCACTAATTATCACCTCTTCTACTGTATTCGGCTAATCGTCGCCTGTATTTTTTATTGACCGGTGGAAAATCACCGTGTTGTAAATAGAATTCTTCGACTGCATTTCTTACATCATTGACACGGCGACCTTGTTTTATCAAAGCGCGTATTCTTCGTATCTGCTCTTGTTTTGCATTCATAGCATCAAGTTGTTGCTGATACGATTCTGTTTGCGCCGTTGGTCGTGGCGCGGTTGCTTGACCCTGCTGTATCGCTTGTTGTTCTTGCTGTTTTAGCCTATCCATTTCTTGAGCCGCCGCGTCGAATCCTTGCTGTCGCATTTCATCGGGTGTCATTTTGAGAAAAATCCACGCTTGTTCAAACGCGTCCATCATACAACACGCTCCACTTTGCCGAGATTGTAGTCCATCGGTTTGCTACAAGCGCCACATCGCTCAAGGTAACAGAAGTGTAGCATTCCGCAATGCTTACAGCGCGTACCGCTACCTATGTTCAACACATCGCGTATGTTTCGCGAGCGCGTATTTTGGCGCTTGATGACACCTTTCAGTTTATCGCGCTCATCGGTTTTTACCATGTCGCCTTCTGAATGTGTCCACCCTTGCTTTGCCATTCGGTGAATGTCTTGAGGTGTCAATGCCATGCTATCACCGCCTTCATTGGACGACGATTACATAGATGTTTCCTTGACACGCGTAAGCCGTCACAGCCAAAATGGGTCCAACAATGTCGCCCAAAACCTTCGCGACACCACCGGCAATGGTAGCATCTGTGATGGTTGCTTGATTGGGTGTGAACTCATGCACAACGACAGGCAAGGTGAATCACCTTACCGCTTGCCAATTGCGAGGAAGTTGTAAGTTGCACTTGCTACCAAAGAACCAAGTTTAACGGTTGTGCCGTTGATGGAACTTGAAGGTGCGGCGCGAACAGTCGCGCCATCTCCGTTGATAGAAAAGGTCTTTACTTCCGACAAGTAGGCGCTCAAATCAACATCCGCTACCGTTCCGCTACCGTCCATTACAAGTGTTCCTGTAACAATTAAATGGTCGCCGAACACGCTTGGTCGTTGGTCAATAGTTACTACATCTGCCATAATTATTCATCTCCTGTTGTGTCTTCCATTACCTCATCGCTCTTAGCATCTTCGGTTGGGTTTAGATGCGCGTGAACTGCGTCGAGTAACTTTGCTTTGGTTGAGAGCGCGCCGTAATCGACACCCTCATCGTCCAACCATGTCATAATGTCACCCTTCGTCCACTTCTTGTCCGGAATACCATCGTTACCTTCGTCCTCTTTTAGAACCGGTAGCGCGAACACCGCACCATCAACAGTAAATTCACCAACAAGCGCGGATGCGTTTGCATCAATCCACTCTTGAGGCTTCTCTACCGCTACTCCCCAACGCCACATGCCTAAGCGACCCATGTTTACTCCGGCCTTCTTAGGACCTTTGTAGCATACTGTAGGCAATGAAATCACCTCAAGCCACAATCATCCATGCGGTGACCTTTGCATCTGAAGTGCCGGTAACTGTGAATTGCGCGACACCTGCTGCTGAAATGTTCTTCAAAGTCACACCTGCGGCGGCTGTGCTGTTATCACCGACGATTACTGCGAGAACCTTGGTCGCACCACCGGTCAAAGTTACCGTTTCATCATCAACCAATGCGGTTGTGAATTGACCGCACACCAATTTTAGACCCTTTGTAGCAGGGTTTGTCTCGGTGTTCGCGGCAAGGAATCCATCAAGGTTTCCGGGGTATGCGGCTGATGCGCCACCCTTGAGCCATTCTGTGTCATCGTTCTGAGTTCCCGCGTATAGGTCGAGAGAGAAACTCTCGGTAAATACTGCGCTTCCACTTGTTGTGTATGTTATGTCTGTCATTCTTAATCACCTCATTGTAGGTCGCGAATTGAACCGCTTGCACCAAAGAAAGAACACCATAGTTCACCCATTGTTCGGTAAAGCCCCTCTTGTCCAAGACGGTTAATCGCGAATGGGTCACCGGTTTCAATTCCGGATTCAAAGTATTGTGTAGGGATAGCGGTTTGGAACCACAGGTAATCGGTATCAAGATAGTAGATACGCGATAGTGTACCCGCGCCTTCGGTTGGCATATCCTTTGTTGGAATGATTGGGACACCGTTGTATGTAGCAACGATGAAACCTGCTTCAATACCCGGTACACCCTTCACACCGGAGTATGTAGGGGTGATGCGCTTGCTGTCCATGAAGCGCTGTTGGGATTGGAGAAGTTGCTGAACGCGCATAAGCGTGTCGTATCCTGTGAGCATAACCTTCGGGTTACCACCGCGAGTCCAAATTTGTTGGAACAATCCATCAAGTTGATTGAGGGATAGGTTACGGTTGGTTGCGGCGGTTGAAGCGTCGCCACCAACATCGACTTCCGCGCTGTGGAAAGCCGCGCTACCGTCACGCGTAATCGAATACATGTCGTGGTCGGTAAGAACGTCTACTGCGGTTTGAGTCGTTGTCATCTTGGCAGGGTCAGATGTGAGTCTGTCAAGAGATTCAAAGTCGTTTCCGGCAGGTGTTGTTACATCCTTAAGCATCATGAGATTGACGTGTTCAGCGTGGTGCTTACCCATCTCTTCCTTGAGAACTTGTCGCACATCACCCATACCATCGTCCTTGTCAGAAAGGAACATGCTTACTTCGGATAGGTCGAAGGTGTGCGCGATGGTCTTTGGCTTTGCGGCAACGTGAAGGAATTCAGGTCGGCTTGTTTCCGGTAGCGTACCGTTTTCAGCAATGCCGCCACCCTTTGTGAAGGAAGCGCGTTCTGTGAGGATACGCCATCCACTTCGCTCCCACGGTTTCTTAGGTAGAATAGAGAACGCGTTGAATTCTTGGTTCAACTGCGACCATACCTTTCGTCCATACACCGCTTGATAAGTACCCGCAGTAGTAGACATAAGAGGGCTGTCAGCCTTCAAAATGTCGCCACTTGAGTAGGTGTATCCTGTTTGTGCCGCGCCACCGTAGTAGTAGCGCTCCATGTCTTGTACTGTTCTAACGTAATTTCGTGCCATTATTTCACTCTCCCCTCAAAGCCTTGTTAGCGAGTCGGTGAACATCATCCCATGACATGTTCGCCATCTCGACGGTTTCGGGAACGGTAACGGATGGTGAAGCGCTCTTAGCAATAACTTCTCCACCACCGGAGGAAATGTTACTGATTCTGTCGTTGAGCGCAACAACAGCCTTCTGTAGTTCAGCAAGAGGTCGTCGCGCATCGAATGCCTTTCGTGCCTTTTCGATGCTTGCGGCCTTTTGCTCTTTCTGAAGTCGCTCGGAGAAGTAATCACCGAGGCTACTCTTGAATTGTTCTTCAACAGTAGCGGCCTTGTAGACTTCGTATGCCGCCTCAATGTCTGATTGAGAAACGTTGTTCGGTGCAAGGAAATCCGACTTAATGACGTTCTT